GCTAAGCAGCAAAATGTTCTGGAGAGTAAAACCCTCCTACCACTCAATTGAGTGGTCTTCCCCCGCCATTAGGCGGGTAAGAAATGCCAACGTATGTTAATGACGTTTAAGCAATTTCGTCACATATCCCTCTAAAGGAAGATACTTGTCACCGGATGAGAAAGAAGTATAAGATAGATACTGCAAATGCAAAATCCGTCCCAGCTTCTTTTGACTACGGCTCCAAGTGCTCCCTGCAAGATGATATGATATAGCTAATCTCCGATCGGAATCGGACTCCATGTAGTGAACATCCGACTCTTGTTTCATTGCTTTATAAAGCAAATAAACACGAGCCGCATGCCAATACCGTGGAATCCTTCTTTTGTCAGATTGAAGGCTTACGAAATTGTATTTCTTATGAAAAACACTGTCGAAGACAATGTGATCGTCAGTTCCGTCGTCAGGACCCGCTAAGAAAGTTTCAAATTCCTTAGTTAGTGTTCTGACATGGCGCCATGTTTTTGGTAAAACATGACGCCAGCCGGATCTGTAAAGGTAATTACGGAAACGAATGATATCTCGAAGGGCTAATCGCTCTTTGACATAGAACCCGCGTACGTTAGTACCGTTAAAGAAATCACCCCCACATGACTCACGGAATGGACCAGAATTAAAACTCTTGTCCGTATTTACCGTGAAGCCAAAGGAAACCAAAGACTTATATAATAAGTCTGTGGCTCCAACTGGGAGTATAATGTCATCACCGTAAACTGAGACTAACGAAGTGTCGAGCCCCAAATATTTTGTCGCAGAATATGCGATAGAATAAAATATTAGGGTCTCCAGTTCGAAAGTATAACCGTTACCCATTGCAGAGAATTTCTGGTAAGGATACCAGACTTTCTCGATACGATATTCCTTCGAGCGGACTTGATCTAAAAGATCGAACCAGTCGAAAGGAAGGAGGTCAATAACAGATCTCCATGAAATCATATCGGATGCAGACTTCAGGTCAACGGTCGCGAGCGAACCATCAACACTTGCTATTCTAGCCAAGCGTTTATGTTTCTCTTGGGTTCGACGTAAGTCAAGCCCAATTCGCTTCAGTTTTTTACGAATAAAAATGCCTATACCTCGTTGAAGAAGTACATTTAACGTAGGACCGATAGCAATTGGTCTGTCCGTAATGGCAGTTTTAGGTACGAAAGCGAGACGATCACCTCGGACAACAGTGAGGCATTCGTTAATACGATGCACATCACTGGGGTCTATCCCATGAAGGGATAACCATCCAGGGTGGTTCTGAAGCAGCTTCACAGCTGCGTCGCACGCCTCGGGAGTCACATCAAGTGCTCCGCTTATTTTATCATAAGCAGTAGTCTTTCTCTTCACAGAGAAAGCC